CATGTATTTTATGTCGATTATGGATATAGTCGAGGTATGGAATATGCAAAGCAATACGCAACAACAAACCACATTCCAATTGAAGAACGCAGGATTCTTTAAGGTTGCCGATAACTCGTTTATAAACACAGTTTCAATAATTATAATTATGAAAGGAGGGCGAAATAATTCATGCCTCGTAAATGCCACACACCGCCGATAATTCTGGACGCCTGCGAACCAGCCGACCAAGGGACCATCGGCGCGGTCTTCGACTTCTACCGACAGATTAACAAGCCGGTACCGACAACAGCAATAGTAAATTCAGATAACTTTAAATCTAATCAAAATGGAAAAGAAAATCATCAAATGCAGGATCGACGTAAGTAAGATCAGCAAAAGCAAGATCTACTCCGGAGAAAAAGGTAAGTGGTACGACTTCACACTCGTGGAAACCCCTGACGGAAAGTACAGCGACTGGATGGTAACCGAAGACGTGACCAAGGAGGAGCGGCAGGCCGGAGTAAAAGGAATCATCCTCGGCAACGGCAAAACGTGGAAGCCAAAGGAGGAGTCGGTGCAGGAAAACCCATATACCGAAAAGGACGATGACCTTCCGTTCTGACGCAGACGATGACGGCACGGACTTCAAGCGAAGTTTCAGACGGATTGCAGTCCGTTACCCGTACATAGCAAATGAGATGCGGGTTCGCCACCCGCGCGAGGAACACCTGCGGAAACTCCCGGAGGTTCAGGAGCGATTCACAAAAATCACGGGGATGACACGGGCCGACCTGACCAGCAACCGCGGTGACTCCCGCGTGCTGTTCATCGCCGTTGTTGTAACGCTTACAGACCCGCTGTTCTTCGACTTCGACGAGCATGCGCCATACCGGCTGATGATAAACATCGGTCGGCACATCCGCTGCAGCAAGGGCCAAATTTTGTACTTTCTCAAGAAGGTCAAAAATTACTGGGCCGTGTATCCGGAATTTCGGGATCAGGTTATCAATCTTTGCGCACAGATACGGGAGACATGAATGAGCCGCAAAAAAGGAAACTGACGCCGAAGGAGGAGCGATTCTGCTATGAGTACCTGGCCTGCGGAATGAACGCCACAAAGGCGGCCATAAAGGCTGGATACAGCAAGAAAACAGCAACAGAAATAGGAAGGCAAAACTTGTTAAAACTTGTTATTCAGGAGCGTATACAATACATGAAGGATAACCTTGCCGAAACAGCAGGGATAACGGCCACGATGATCGCCGCCGAACACGCAAAAATAGCCTTCAACAGCATCGCTCACCTCCATAACACCTGGATTGAACTAAAGGAGTTCAATCAACTGACAGACGACCAGAAAGCCTGCATACAGGAGATCAGCACGAAGGTTATGAAGGTGAAGTCATACGACGGCGTGACCAATGATGTGGAATACGTCCGCATAAAACTTTACGATAAACAGCGTGCATTGGACAGCCTTACGAACCTGCTCGGATTCAATGCCCCGGTGAAGAAGGAAATCACCGGAAAGGACGGAAAGGATCTTATACCATACGAGGGCAAGACCTACGACCAGGTTAAGGCCGAACTCATGTCAATCGTATCAAAAATAAATGAGTGACATAGAAACACTCTATCGCGCGCTGGTGACGGCCAGAGAGGTTTTTCGCAGGGATGCGTCGGAGAACCTGCTCAAGTTTACCCTGTACACCATGCCGACATTCGTACCAGCAAAATTTCACAAGCACTATTACAACGTGCTGACAAGCTTTGCAAAGGGGGAAATAAAGAAGCTGATGGTATTCATACCTCCTCAGCACGGCAAAACAGAAGGGTCTACCCGTCGTCTCCCTGCTTACATGCTTGGGCACAACCCTGACCAAAAGATAGCAGTCGTCTCCTATTCCGCACCCAAGGCCCGAAAATTTAACCGCGAGATACAGCGCATTATCGACAGCGACCCTTACCGCGACATCTTCCCGGACACACGCCTTAATGCCAGCAACGTCACGACAGTCGCCGGTTCATGGCTTAGAAATGCCGACGAGTGCGAAATAGTTGGCCGCCGCGGCGGGTTCAAGACCGTTGGCGTAGGTGGCGCGCTGACGGGAGATCCCGTTGACGTGCTGATCATGGACGACATCTACAAGGACGCCAAGAGCGCATGGTCTGAAACCGTCCGGGAAGGGATAAACGACTGGTATGACACGGTGGCAGAGACGCGCCTCCATAACGACAGTCAGCAGATAGTCGTGTTCACCAGATGGCATGAGGAAGACCTTGCAGGGAGGCTACTGAAGGTGCAGGGCGAGTATGGCCCGGATAATCCAAACGGCTGGGTGGTGGTGACATACAAGGCTATAAAGGAGGGCAGCCCGACAAAACATGACCAACGTGAGGAAGGGGAACCTTTGTGGCCGGAGCGGCACAGTCTGGAAAAACTCAGTGTCATCCGCGACCGTAACCCTCACGTCTTCGGATCCCTTTACCAGCAGGATCCTAAACCCTCCGAAGGGCTAATGTACGAGAAATTGCGGGAGTACGAGGCGATACCGGCCAGCAGGCACCAGTCGCGCAAAAATTACACAGACACCGCAGACACTGGTGACGACTTCCTTTGCTCGATAAACTACATAGAAACAGAAACCGCCATTTACGTAACCGATGTCCTTTACACCCAAAAGCCAATGGAATACACGGAGGTTAAGACTGCGGAGATGCTGACGCGCCACGGAATTGAAAAGGCGACCATCGAGAGTAACAACGGAGGGCGCAGTTTCGCACGCGCCGTGGAGACACAGTGCCGCCTGATGGGAAATACAAAAACCTCCATAACCTGGTTTTTTCAGAGCGAGAACAAGGCGGTACGCATATTCACAAATTCAGCAGCAGTACAAAATATGGTTTTCTTCCCGAAAGGATGGCAGGTGATGTGGCCGGAGTTCTACGGCGCCTTGGCAGGATACCTGAAGACCGGAAGCAACAAGCACGACGATGCCGCAGACGCCATCACCGGGGTTGTGGAACACCGTGACCGAGGAGTAGTCCAGAACCTCGATGGCGTATTTTTTTAACCATCACGGCAAAGGTCGAAATATACCGAACGGAACATCACCTTACAAAACCACCATGGCCGTAATTTTCCGCCAAAAACACGGACATGGATATTTCCGAAATCCTCAAGCTATCTCCAGAGCAGCAGATAACGTCGCTTAAAGCCGCAAAGACCGTCACCACGCCGGATAAGGACGCGCTGGCAAAGCAGTGGAACCCAAGACAGCACGACGTATTTGACACCACCCTGCGCCCCGACAAGCGCGTAAGAAAGGCCACCGGGGAGACCGGAGCGGACGGGCGCCCGGTCATGGCCGAAGGCTACGAACCTGTCAACCGCATTGCCGTTCCATTCCAGCGCATCATCGTAAACCGTGCAGTCGGGTTCCTCCTTGGCAACCCCGTCATAGTAAAGAGCTACATCTACGACGACAACCCGCAGCAGGTGACGCTTGTCAAGATGGTGGAGGACACCCTTGACGACAACAAATCCCGCTATTTCGACCGCAAACTGGCACGCACCGTTAAAAGCGAGTGCGAGGCGGCCGAACTCTGGTACCCCGTCGAAGACCCGTCATTCTGGCGCCGACGCCTCGACAATGCCGCGGGCGTGCAGTTTAAGCTCCGTGTCCAGCTTCTCAGCCCGTCCAACGGCGACACACTGTATCCGGCATTCGATGATACCGGAGACCTGGTTGCCTTCTCCCGTGGTTACCAGACGGTGGACGGTCCGGATAAGATAGATCATTTCGACACATGGACCCAGGATCGCGTTGTTACCCGCACAAAGACAAAGACCGGATGGGAGGTGGACGATCGTCCGTCGACGCTTGGCAAGATCCCGGTCATATACTACCATCAGGATGAACCGGACTGGGCTACTGTCCAGCCTGTCATCGACAGGTTCGAGAAAAAACTGTCGAACTTCGGAGACACCAACGACTACTTCGGATCACCGATGGTAAAGGTCAAGGGGCAGGTTCGCAGTCTCCCGGACAAGACCAGCCAGGGCAAGGTTTTACAACTTGAAAGCGACGCCGATGCTTCGTACATGTCCTGGGACCAGTCTCCTGAAAGCGAAAAGCTGGAGTTCGAGATCCTCGAAAAGATTATCTACGCAATGACTCAGACGCCAAACATCAGCTTTGCCGATATGCAGGCCATGGGCGGGGAGATGTCAGGGTTCGCCATAAAACTGCTGTTCACCGACGCGCACCTCAAGGCTGAGAACGACATCGAGATATTCGGGGAGATGTACCAGCGGCGACTGAACCTGCTGCGGCACGTACTTGGCAAGCGTATCAATACGGCGCTGGAGTCAGAGGCGGACAACGTCTGGCTGGAACCCGTGTTCACACCGTACCTGCCAAAGAACAACAAGGAGGAGATAGAGATACTGGCCACGGCACGCGGCAATAAACCGCTGATAAGCCGCAAGACCGCCGCGGAGAATAACCCGCTTGTAGGCGACGTGGACGCCGAGCTGAACCGGATGCAGGAGGATGCAGACGCAGAGGCCGCACAGGTGGCAAAGGAATTAACTGGAACATACTGACCATGACCGTAACATTAGCCATAACCGTCGCCCTTGTCAACATCGTGATGTGGGGCGCATTCCTCTGGTGGGTGAGCAAGCCTCAGAGGGAGGAGCGACGCATGGAACGCAGGATAAGGCGCAGCGAATGAGCTCTCCGGAGAGCGCCCTTCAAAGCGCCTGCGTGACCTGGTTCCGCCTGCAATACCCGCGCATGTCACGCCTGATGTTCGCCATTCCGAACGGGCACCACCGCAATAAGCGCACTGCCTGCATACTGAAGGCGGAGGGCGTTGTCGCCGGTGTATCAGACCTCATCCTGCTGGTCCCGTCAAAAACGCACGCCTGCCTGTGCATCGAAATGAAGGCCGGTAAATCAGGGAGGCAATCGCAGCACCAGCTCGCATTTCAGAGGGACGCAGAGGGTGTAGGAAACAGATACATCATTTGCCGAACATTCGATGATTTCAGAAACGCCGTAACACAGCACCTGAATGAGCGCTGAACGCATCACCGACATATACGAGCGGCGGCTGATACGCCGCCTTATGCAGACAGACCTGCAGACTGCCGCCGTCTACCGGCGACTGATAGACGAGGCGGCACCGATTATGGCCCGTTACCGGCTGACTGCGCGCGGTGTCATTTACCGTAACCCTGACCTGGACAGGGAGCTTACTGCCGTGCTGGGAGCTTTCCGCCGCCGATTGCAGGAGCTTATTGACAATACCTCGGCATGGGCCTGGGCCGCTGCGGACGAGAAAAACGACCGAATAATAAGCGAATATATCTCCGGCATGCCACTGTCGAATGTTGCCCGAAACGGACTCTTCGCCCGCAACACCCAGGCGTGGGAGACATTTCAAAAGCGAAAGTACGACGGAATGCAGATCTCTGACCGCGTGTGGAACCTTACCATGGCCAACCGCGCCCTGATTGAGGACTACCTCGATAATGGACATATAACCGGACGGCCAGCAGAGGCAATAGCCCGCGACGTCCGTCAGCTGATGAACGAGCCGGACAAACAATTTCGCAGGGTGCGCAACGCAAAGACTGGCAAGCTGGAGCTGAGCCGCGCGGCACGGGAGTACCACCCTGGGAGTGGCATATACCGGAACAGCATCCAGAATGCCCGCCGCCTTGCCCGCACAGAGGTCAACATGGCTTACAGGACCAGCGACCAGGAGCGGTGGAAAAGCACGGATTTCATCCTCGGATACGAGGTAAAACTAAGTGCCCAGCACTGGGAGAAGATGCCATCCGGAGACATATGCGACCAGGTGACGGGGAAGTATCCGAAGGATTTCAAATTCGTAGGCTGGCATCCTAACTGCATGTGCATATGTGTGCCGGTCATGCCTTCCAAGCGGGAGTTTCTGGACCGCCTGACGGATGGCACACCCATCGAAGGGGAGGTCACCGACGTCCCGGAAGGGCTAAAGGGGTGGGTTGCGGATAACCGGGATAGGGTGGCCGGTTACAACCGCCA